AAGTCGCTCGGAAGGATATACTGATACTCCCACTGAAAGGCGGGGTCGGTGGAATCCTGCGAGAGCTGCACGCGGTCTCGCGCAAATCTCCAGAGGTGGCCGCGCATGAGGGCTTTGGCCGTCTGCTCGTAGAACAGCCTACAGTAAATGGCCGACGTCCCCGTCTCCGAGCTATCCCCGTAGTCGTTGATGCGCTTGCTGCCGATCCGCGCCAATGCCATGTTGCAGATGGAGGTTGCTGACTCACTCATTTCTTACCTCTTCTTGCTCTAAGATATTTGTTCTTGGTGCTTTTTTTAATCTCACTCCACTCTTTCTCGGTGAATGAATAATACCTTCCATCGGACATCTTGCGTATCACATATCCAGCGTTCTTCTCTCCACTCACAGTCTTAGCGTATGTAGGATGTTTTCTACCCTTCAGTATCTGACCATTCGGTGCTCTACTCGGCCAATGTCCGGTTCTATCAGGTCCATATCCAAAAGCTATCGCCGTCTGGTAGTCATACCCGTTGCCCTCAGGGTTGAACTCTTTCCTCGATACAGCGTGTCTCGCCGTCTGCTGTGCCAATAAATCTAACATAACATTAGTCAAAGACAGGGAGGGACGTCTCCGCCCCTCCCAGGGTTAACGCTTAGGTGTCGATTGTGAGGTCAATCAACGCCGCTGCATCTGCGGCAGCCGTCATCACGCAGTATCCCCATACGTGATCGGTTGCCGCGACCACACCGCATGCACCCTCGTCGGCGACCGTTGCGGGGTGACCGACTGCATCACCCATCACCACGGTCTCGCCGTCGTCGACGATACATGGGGCGTATCCACCGCGCTGCGCCCAGAAGTAATATCCGGACGTTACGTCAATCAGTGGAATACCCGTCGCAGTCCCTACGGGAGTGGTCGGAAACGGCTCCACATCCATGTAGGGGTTTTTCATCATGTAGATGACGGAACTCGCATCCCATGCCACGCGGATCGGAGTTTCGAGCTGGACCTTCATCTTCGTGTCCGTGGCGGTGATCTTATTGGCGACAACCTTGTAGATGTCACCAATACACGTCGCCGTTCCACTGGTGTTGACGATGAATCCGCCCGCGAAATTATTCTCCGTCCAAGTTCCGCCGGTCGTCACGTCGATGGTGATTTCGATATCACCGACCTCGACGGACGTGCCGGAGGAAGCCTGGGTTTCCGCGTCGCAGTAGGCGTAGTTCTCCTGCGCGGAGGTCATCAGTGCTTTGCTGAGCGCCTCGCCCGCTTTCGCGTAACGAAACACGCGGCCATCAGGATAGACCAACTTGGTTCCAAGCTGGTACTCCTGTGTTGAACTTTCCTCGTAAACCGACTGAATAGGTTCACCGTCGCCTGCGAAGATGATATCATCAGCATAGCTCGGGCGCGTTAACGTTAAAACGCCTTCTCTACTAACACCCATAATATATCTCCTTAGCTTAGGCTACCTTGTTCAAGCATTCGTGCACCTTGTCGCCGTCCATGCGGACCGCGCCGCCGTTCATCCGGCTGTACACCTGCACCGAGTAGGACTTGTCAGTACGCTCATCAATTCTGGACTCAACTCCGTAGGAGCTTCCCCAGATGATGCCGTCCTGTGCCCACGCGATGCTTCGGTACGCCGTTTCCGTGGCGGCGTCTTTGGTCAGCCTGGTTGACCAGAAGAACTGGAAACCGCTGAACCGCTCGACCTTGCCCTCGGCCAGAGCCTTGACAGTGTTGTAATCCACACTGCCGATCTCCGTAACGTTGAGCAAGTCCTCGACCGACTTCGGAGTAATCGCCCAGTACAGGGGGATGTCCTCGTCGACGTCCGCGTCGTGGAAGAGTCTCAGCATTGTGAGAATCTTCCCCAGACCAATATCCGCGACGGTCGCTACGGCAGCTAATGTGCCGATCGTGGTGACGGTCCCGTCGCCGTTGATGCTGACGGACTCGTCCTTGAACGCCACGGTAGAGGTGGTCGGTGTATTACCGGCAGCGGCGGTGCCGAGCGCGGCGGTGATGATGAGATCATCGGTCTGCCGGCCCAGCGCCCGTCCCTGATTCTGAGCGTACTGACTCTGAGGATTGATGAGCATTTTCACCTGGTCCTGCTTGTCAATAAAGCTGTTGGTGTGGTAGTCGCTCGGAGTCACCCAGCGCCGCGTATGAGGCTGCTCATTATTCGGCGTGTCGGGGTGACGGGTGGTGACTTCCTCCACCTCAGCCTCGCCCAGACGGTCGAACGCCTTCGACTCACCAGTGACCTGCTCGCTGCGCACTTTCGGAGCAAACTTGGACTTCTGCTGCTGGGAAAGGACGTAGAGCATGGATTGGTACTGGTTGACGAATGCTGTGTCAATCGTGCTTGGTAAAGCCATAGTACACCTTTGACTTTGGTGTTTGCATTGAAGCGGCATAGATTGTCTTGAACACCAAGGTCCGATGCCTTCGCTTTACGTCCGATTGACGGCGGGTTGCACCCGTGTGGAAAACTCTGACTGCATCCTCCACATGGATGCAATTATCCGCGAGTTAGTTATGTACTTGCCGCCGCATTATCCGGTCCTCGCCGGGTGCAGCTTTTTGTATAATTCTCGCAACTCGTTGGAGACTCGCTGTCGCTCGTCCTGCGTCATATCGCTGTTCAAATTGCGATACCGTGGGTCGCTCTCCAGTTTTTTAATCTGTTGCTCTACCTGCGTGGGAGTTTTCTCAGTGAGTTCGGCGATGAGCGCTGAGTGCTCCGACATCCGCGCCCCCACGTTGGAGAGCAGGCGGATGATGGAGACGTCGTTGCCGTAATGCTCGATGAACTCCAGCCGCTCGGACTCCTTCGGCAATGCCTCGGTGATGAGGCGGTTGGCGATGTGCATCCGCTCGGCGAAGGCCGTGCCGAATTCCGTGCGGAGAGTTTTCTCGGCGTCCGCCTTGGCCTGCCGCGCGGCCTTTAACTGCGCCTCGTCGTCCGCTTCCATCAGCGCTTGGGCGCGGGCCATCTCGAACTTGATGTAGGATTCGTACTGCTTCTGGGTCGCGCCGATGGAGTAGGCAAACTTCTTGGCCTCGGTCAGGGCGGATTCGTTGTAGATTTCGCTGAACTCTTCAGGGATGTCGGGGTCTTTATAGCCGGTCTCCGTCTTGGGGCGGCCAATGGCCTCGTAAAAGCTGTTCCACTCGGACTCGTCGGACTTTTCGTTGGGAAGGGCGACCTTGGGCTTGCCGATGGCCTTGCGCTGGTTAACAAACTGACGGACCATTTCGGGGAAGTCATTGACGAGGTTTAAGCATTCCTCATTGCGAAGCTCCTCTGGGAGCCTGTCCTTCCATCCGTCGATGAATGATCCGTCAGCCTTGACCGGACTGACCTGCTGGGTGAGGACGGTTTCGGCGGGTTGGTCAGTAGGTTGTCCAGATGGTTGCCCGGTACCGTCGGAATCCGACAGTAACGTGCCGGTTTGGTTGGTGGGTTCGGTCGTTTGGTCGGTGGTTTCGGTTGTTTCTGTGATTGGTTTGTCTGCCATGTGTACTCTCCTATATGTTCATAATATCGTCTTTGGCTTTGGCCACCTGCTCGGCGTTGGGGTCGCGCGCGAGCATCTTGTAGATGTGCTTGAGGACGTTGCTCTGACCCTCCAAGACCAACAGCATGTTGACATCAAGCCCACTTCCATTCACTCCGGCGGTTAAGAGGGGTGCGCGCTTGCACAAATCCTCCAGCACCTTCTTACCCTCCGGAGATTCGAAGGTGTTCTTGTATGCAACGACCAAATCTTTGTTCCAGCGGAGTTTTTTCATGTTTGCTGCTTCCTCTTACGCTTCAGTGCCTTGGCGTATTTTCGTCGTGTGCGTTTCGGCGGCTTACCCGTCTGCAACGACAACCCTGTTTTGGACTGAGCGATACGCGCCGCCTTCCCCTTGTCCATCCCCTCTCTGACCATCGCGGCATACATATCATGGACTTTGGTTCCTTTTGGCATTACTCGGCCTCCTCACTCAGCGGGCTTCCGGGTTCGGGAGCTTTGGTCATCTTCTGATAACCCTCCGCCGCAGCGCCTGCAAGCTGGAGCTGCTCCATCTGCTGTTGCTTCTGCGCCCGCTGCTCACGGATTTCCTCAACCTCCCGCAGGGGTCTGATGTGGTCGGACTTGACGCCGAGGGATTCGCCGAGGTCTCTCGCCCACTTGTCCGAGTTGACATTGTCGAGTACGTCGGGGAAGATGGGCGCGGCCTGGCCTAATGTGGCCACCCAGAATTGTCCGCCCTTGGCCTGCTGGTCGCGCAGAGCCAGTGCTAACGGGTTGACGAACTCGATCTTCAGCGGCGTGCCACGGAGACTCTCAGGAGGGGGCATGACCCGGCCATTGCGAACTAACAGGCGAATCGTGCGGATGATAAGCGGGGAGAGCATCTCGGTAAA